CGTTGGCGTCACTGTCCTCGAGCTCGAGGAGGCCTAGCGTGCTCACGATCAACGTGAAGGGCGACATGCGGCGAATCCTACGCCATGCCGACGCCGTACAGCGGCGGCACGTGCCGGCCGCCACCGTGCGCGCCCTGAATCGCACAATGAGCTGGGTTCGGACACAGGCTAAGCGCGAGGGCGCGGCCGCGCTCAAGGTCCCCGTCGGCCACGTCAACCGGCGCATGAGGTCTTACAAGGCCTCGAAAAAGAATCGCTCCGCGCTTCTCACCTTCATCACCGGCGGCATCAGCGCGGCGACCCTCAAGCCTCGACAGACGAAAAAGGGAGTAACCGCCGGCCGGCACCGCTTCGCCGGCGCCTTCGTCGCCAAGGGCATCGCCGGCAAGACCGTCGTGTTCAAGCGCAAGGCCCCGAGCCCCTATCCGCTCGAGGGTAAGAAGATCGACACCGGCCCCGCCGTGCGGCGCATTACAAACGTCGTGCGGGACTCGAGCCGTGATCGGTTCAACTTCGAATTCGAACGAGACCTTAAAGCAAGGATCAAGGGTTATGGCGCACGCTAGGCAACAGATTCGCGACGCCGTCGTTGCCGCGCTCACGACGGCCGCCATTGCCGGCGGCCGCATCTATAGCGGCCACGTTTACCGGCTCAGTACCCTCCCAGCCGTCAACGTCACGACGCCCGCCGAGGAGCGCGACGAGGACAAGAGCGCCAACGATGCCGACGCCTTCGCCGTCGTCATCGCCGTCAACATTCACGCGGCCGCCGCGAGCGATCTCGATGACACGCTCGACGCGCTGGCCGCCGCGATCCATCAGACCATGGCCGGCGATAGCACCCTCGCCGGCCTGGTTACAGTGCTTTCGCTACTCGAGACCGAGACCGAGCTCGAGGATGAGGCGAAAACGCCCCACGGCAGGCTCACGATGCGCTGGGGCGCGCTCTATCTCGTGAGCCCGACGGACCCCGAGAGTCTCGTTTAACGCAGGAGGACGCACATGGGACTGTTTCACGGCAAAAACGGCTCGGTCGATTTCAACTCGATCACGGTTGGAAGCGCCAAGAGCTGGTCATATGAGGAAACCGCCGAGCTCGCCGATAAGACGGCGATGGGCGACACGACCAAGAGTTACTCGACCGGCGTGACCGACGGCTCCGGTTCCATCACGTGCGTTATGAGCGCCGTCGATGGCTCGGCCCAGGATACCGGTCAGGCCGATATCGACGTCGGCGACGAGGTCACGCTCATCCTCTACCCGGCCGGCAACACGTCCACTTACTCTAAGTGGGAGGGCACCGTCACCGTCACCGGCGTCAGCCGCAGCGCCGACCTTTCGAGCATGGGCGAGTTCTCGTTCACGTTCCAGGGCGGCCTCACCCAGGGCACCGTTACCTAGCAGGAGGTTTAGGAAATGTCGAGCAGGCCCGACGTTAACAGCATCGCAACGGCACACTTTCGCGAGGTCATGGGAAACGTGCGCGTCATCGACGCCCCGGAATGGGGCTTGACTGGCGAGCACGCTATCCACGTTTGGCCGGCCACGCTCACCGAGCTCCAGCGGATCAACCGCAAGGCCGGCGCGAATAACAACAACCTCGAGCTCCTGGCCGAGACTCTGATCGTCCGCGCTCGGTTCGCCGACCGCACCCCGATCTGGCAGGCCGGACACCGTGCCGTCATCATGCACGAATTCGATCCCGACGTTGTTGCTCGAGTCGTCGCCGAGATCAACGACGACCAGGCCGGCGGCACGGCGTCGGGAGGGGATTCGGGAAACTGATAATCGGCGGCGAGCTCGTCGTCACACTCGAGGAGCTCGCCGCCATAACCGCCAGTCTCACGACGATCAGCGACGCCGCGATATTGAATCTATACGGCTTCGCCGAGATCCTGGGGCGCACCGTTGACGAGCTTGCCGACGTAATGACCCCGTCCGAGCTCGTGAGCTGGGAGCACATCAAGGCCGAACAGCTCAAGCGAAAGGGCAGGCTATGACCGTCAGAGCGCGCTATAGGTTCGACGCCCAGGATGGGAGCAAGAGAGCTGTTCGGAGCTTTCGCAAGAATATCCTGAGCGCCGATCGCGCCGTCGATGGACTGAAAAAGCGCCTCGTCGGCATGGCCGGCGCCGCCGGCCTGGGCCTGGTCGCTCGCGAGGTTGTCAAGACCGGCGTGAGCTTCGGCCGCGAAATGGCAAACGTCCAATCGATCACCGGCGCCAGCAAGCGCGAGCTCGATGCGCTCACCAACTCGGCCCGCGAATGGGGGCGCATCACCGCCTTTAGCGCAAGGGAGGCCTCCCAGGCGCAATACGCGCTGGCCAGCGCGGGCCTCGACGTCAAGCAAGTCATCGGCTCGCTCGGCCCGGTCCTCAAGTTTGCCGGCGCTGCCCAGGCCGAGCTCGGCCAGGCCGCCGAGATCACCGCCGGCGCCATGAATGCTTTCAAGCTCAAGGCCAAGGATACCGAGCGGATCGTTAACGTGTTCGCCGCCGGCATCAAGGCGAGCCCGCTCAACGCCGAGCGCCTGGGCGACGCGCTCGCCTACGCTGGCCCGATCGCCGGCACGTTCAACATGAGCCTCGAGGACACCGTCGGCATCCTCGGCGCATTCCACTCGGTAAACATCAAGGGAGCGATGGCCGGCACGCGCTTCGCCTCGACGATGCTCGCAATGCAAAAGGCGATGACAAGCAGCAAGGGCAGGATTTCCGAGCTCCTCAAGGCCTGGAAGCCGATGGAGACCGGACTTATCGGCGGCCTCGAGCTCCTCGAGTCGGCCGGCTACTCGGCCGAGGAGGCGCTCGCCGAGCTCGGCGCGAAGGGTGGCCCCGGCCTGGCCGCGCTCCTGACCAAGGGCACCACGGCGATCAAGGCGATGCGCGACGCCGTCACCGATACCGACCAAGCGACCGAGGCCTACAAGACGCAGATGGATACCACCTGGGGCGACTTCAAGACCCTTATGAGCGCGCTCACCGACAAGGCTATCGGCGGCTGGGGGAAGATCGAGGACGGCGTGCGCGGTTCGTTGCAGCGCATGACCGAGGAGATCAATTCATGGGGGCAGAGTATCCAGGACGAGGCCATTCAGTCGATGAAGGACCTCGGCCAGGAGATCGAGCATATCCAGCAGCTCACCGCGATCCGCGACCTCGTCGATACCACAGCGGAGCTCAACAGCGAGAGCGGGAGCCTCTTTGACGCATTCGAGGCCCTGGGCAAGACGACCGAGCGTTACGATACGAGCGTCAAGCGCCTCGGCGCCGTCATGTCCGACGGCACTTTCGCCGCAAAGGGCCTGCATTCGAGCTTCAACGATCTCGCCGTCAGTGAGGGCTATTGGGTTGGCATGGTCGCCAAGGATGCGATTCAAATGATGGAGCAACAGAATCGCGCAATGGATGCGGCCGACGAGCGCGCCCGACAGCTCGCCGAGAGCTTCGACGCTCTCGGCGTTGACTTCACGAGCCTCCTTGGCGATATCCGCGCCCTACACGGCACGCAAGACCCGTTCAACACGGCCAACGCCGAGACCGCCGCCGCGCTGATAGAGCGGATCAGCGAAGCCCAGCGCGAGGTGAACATCGGCCTCCTCAAGGGCGAGATCAGCGGCGAGGCCTGGGCGACGATGCGCGACCGGCTCGAGGAATACCGCAAGGCCCTCGACCTCTATGAAACCAAGCTACGCACGCTCATGGAGCTCGAGGCCCAACGCAAGGAGCTCATCGAGGCCGGCGCTGGCGGCGGCCCCGGCGGCGGCGGCGAGGAGGGTGCGATCGACCCGATCCGCGCCCTCCTCGAGGGCCGCGAGACTCCCGGCGGCGCCAACATGGCCGTCGATGACGCCCTCAAGGGCGCCGGCGACTTCTCTGGCGAGTTCGCCGATCCGGCCGAGCGCTTTAACGATATGATCGACGCCATGGCCGAGACCCGCGCCGAGGCCGAGATCCTCACCGACGCTTTCAATAACCTCGGCGCCTTCGGTGAGCAGGCAATGACCTCGCTGATCGACGCGAGCATTGCGGCCGTGCGCGGCTCGAAAAAGAGCTACGGGGAAATGGGCAAGGTCCTCGCGAAATGGACGGCCGACACGCTCAAAGCCGTCGCCTCTCAGGCCGCCGGTAAGGCCCTGTTTTACACGGCCGAAGGACTCGCCCACTTGAGCATGGGCAACGGCGTCAAGGCCGGCGAGGCCTTCGCCGCCGCGAAAACCTACGCCGTAACGGCTGGCGTTGCCGGCACCATGGCCGTCGCCGTCGGCGCCGTCAGCGCCAACAACGCACCGACAGGCGCTTTTATGTCCGAGCGCGAGAAAGAGGAAACCGCCGGCCTGGACACCTCGAGCGCGGCATCCGGCTCGCGGGCGATCACGAGCTCACAGGTCGCTCAGGCCGCCGCCGCGATCCACGTGACGCACGTTTACTATGGCAACGTCTACTTCGGCGATCAAAACCAAGCGACGACCGAGGCGATTCAGGACCAAATTGATACTGGCGCGCTTTCCTTCGGCGAGGAGGTCTCCTAAATGAGCACCCGCGCTTTTCTCGGAATCGAAGCCCAGCCCGCCGCCGTCGATTGCATGAGGGCGGCCGCCGGCCTCTACGTGCCTAACCATGCTTTCCGCGACGGCAACGCCAACCTTTACAGCGGGACCAAGACCGGCAACGGCGACGGCCTCTCGTGGAATAGGACGAAATATCGCGGCTGGTATTATCACGGCGCCGACGCCGGCGACGCCTATGGAAACTACGGCGGCGCAAAAAGCCCTTACGGATTTCTCGACGCCTCGAGCCTCTACATCGCCACCGATCAAACGACCGCCACCGCGCCGACTTCGCGACCAATCACCGCGTTTTGGCCGCGACGATTCATACCGATTACATTCCGTTCAACCGCTACTTTGCCGCGCACTATGACAAGGCGATCACGCTTGCGCTCGCCGCCGTCGTGCCGGCCGACGTGACGATCGGAACCAACCTCAAGGCCTTCCTCGCCTGCTACGATTCCGACGGCGCCCTCATCACGGCCGGCACTCATGGCACGCCGCCGCTCACCGAGGCCAACCCCGTTGAGCTGGTCTTTGACGACGCCGGCACGACCGGCACCGGAGATTGGCAGCGGCTCCTTGCCTCGACAGCCGAGGTCATGCCGGCCGGCACCGCCTATGTAATTCTCCATATCGGGCACAACAGTCCCGACAGCGCAAATACCGGCCTCGTCTATGGCGACCTCTCGCTCATGCTCAACCCGGCCAATGTTTCAATCGCCGAGAGCTCGCCGGTGCTGTTTCAGGATCTCGACCCGGTCGAGCTCCGCGTCGGCAGCGCAATGGCCTGGGAGGCCCTCGGCGCCTCGAGTCGCGTTATGCTCTCAGGCCAGCGCGTGCGCTCGGTCGGAATCAAGGACGGCCTCAAGGCGCGCTTTCATGCCGTGTTCACCAAAATCAGCGATGAAGCGTATCAGGAGCTCCTCACGATCTGGCACTTGAGCACGCTCGGCCTCGGCCAGCACGTGCCCGAGCCGGTGCCGGTTTGCATCGACTTCGGGCTCGGCCAGCTTCCCTTTTTCGGTTACTACAACGTCACACGCGCCAGTTTCAGCGGGAGCTTTCATCCTCATTGGACACTGGCCGGCCAAGGCTACGACGTCGCGCTCGAGCTCGAGGAGGCCTAGCCTTGCGGACCTTGTTCGAGATCCAGACCGACACGCCCGCCATTTGGGAGGACTATAGCGATCGCGTCGTTTTCGACGGCCTGGGCGCCATCAGCTACAAGGCCGGCCGCGATGGCCGGCCGATTCTGAGCCCACCCTCGGCCCTGACGATCGACAACCGCGACGGCCACTTTTTCACCGAGCCCGACGCCGTTGGTAGCGTGTTCGCTTCCGGCTGGGAGGGCCGCCGCGTGCGCTTCAAGCTCGAGCATGGCGGACAGGACGCAATCACGATTGGAACCTTTCGCGTCACCGACGAGGACGGCCTCCGCTCAGGCCGCGACGGCTGGGCGCAACTTCGCCTTGAGAGCCTGGCCGAGGAGCTCAAGCGCGGCGATGCGAGCGAGATCGCCCACGGTCGAGGTTGGTATCCTGATATCCCTTGGACCGTCGCAATTCAGCGCACCCTGAAGCCCGAGGAAACCGGCGGCATCGCCTTGCCGAGCGACGCCATCGCCTTCGAGGAAACGCGCCGCGCCATCAGCTCGGCCGGCCGGCCCGGCGATCGGACCTCAAGCGGATTCGACGCGCTCAGGACCCGCGCCGCCGACGCTTGCTTTAACGAAGCCAATGGCCGTTTCGCCTTCCTCACCGTCGAGGGCGGCATATGGGAGCTCGAGCCAACAACGGGAATTTATACCGAAGTCTCGAAGTCATGGACCCTTGCCAACAACCGCGATGCGCTCCGAATTTGGTGGAGCCAGCAAAGCACTGGCGACGGCACCTATTTTGTCCTCACGGCTCCCGGCAACACGGCCTATGGTTGGGGCGGCTTCCGCGAGCGCTATGCCAAGGGGACTTCGTTCAACATCTACCGCACCGACCAGGCGAGCGCGGTCGGCGGCGCCGGCGCCTCGGACTCGGAGAACGTCCTCACGCCCTGCCTCGTGCGCGATCACATCAACGAGAAGCCCGACCCGCTCGGCAACGGCGGGATCGGCGCGAGCGGTTACAACGTCTACGGGATGCGAGTCTATGGAAACGAGTATTATGCCTTCGCCGACAATGACAGCTATCACTTTGGGATCAGGGAGCGGCGCGAGGCGATCCTCATTCCCTTCGCGCAATACGCCTATCCGCTCGAGCTGAGAAACTTCACCGTCGGTGCTGAGATCGACGAGGTCGAGATATTCAAGGTCAAGCGCGGCCATGATTGGGAGGCCGCGCCGATCAACGCCTACTCGCCCGACAACGATAACCGTTGGACCGTCGGTCCCAATGAGGGCGCTGGCTCGAGCGGTCGCTGGGCGACCCTCAACAATCGCGCCGGCGCCGGTTATTATAGCTTCGTCCTCCTCGACGACGACCTCACCCTCACCGATCTCGACCCGGCGACCTGGGCGCATTTTTACACCGGCCTCAAGCACTCGATCGGCCAAGGCCCCATGGTCGATCTCTCGACCGATCACCGTGACGGCATCGCCGCCTATGATGGCGTTTACTGGCTCGCATACTTCCGATATAACACGGCCACGCGCACCTATCGCCTGATCTGTGCGTTTAACGACGGCTCGACGCAATCGGAGGTCGAGGTCGCCGAGCTCAAGGAGCACCGGCTTCCGACCTTCGTGGTTTGCGATATCACGCGCCCGACCGACAACCGAGGCCAGCGCGGCGCGATCATCTACGGCTGGATCGACTACGACCCGCAGCCGATCGCCGATCACGAGGTCGGCCCCGACACGAATGCCAACGGTACTTGCGTGATGGCCGAGAGTGGCATCGACGTGTGCCCGGTCGATACCGCGAGCCACTCGGCCGCGCCGACCTTCTCGGCCCAGGGCGGCACCGTCGTCCGCTTCCGCGAGTTCGAGGACGACGCCCCACTCGACCGACATAATCAGGGCGGCACAAATGAGCACATTTCCGGCCGATGGACTCCGATTGCAATAGGGTTCAAGCGCTACCTCCAAGACGGCCTCCCTAACAATCGGACGCACTACAACGCCGTCATATCCTGCATCGACCGCGCCGAGCTCGAGCCCTATGAGCCCGGCACCGAGAGCTATGAGCAAGCCCGCGCCGGCACGGCGACCTATCGCCTTTTCTATCTACACATCACGATCGCCGGCGCCTCGGCCGTCGAGCCTTACGCCTATGCCACGTCGATCACCGACACGCGAGGGCCTGGCGTCGATATCCAGCACGGCAGCCCCTTGCCCTGGATGGGGTTCTCCCGCCTTTGTCGCGGCCGCGATGGCGACGAGGAGACCAACAACACCGCCCAGCACGTATACGCCTACAGCCCGGCCGATCGCGGCCTTTACGCTTTCGCATGCGACGATACCGGCCTCGGCCGGCCGGCGCCGGTCGGCCACGTGCAGAGTACGGAAATTTGGTTTGGTCCCGGCACCCTCGCCGTCGGCAATGATGGCGACGGCGACCTTGAGGCGCCCATTGTTGCCGGCGTAACCTGGCCGACCTTCCCCGGCGCCGACTTCGAGCGCCTCCCGAATGGGAATTATCAGGCCTGGCTCTACGGGCCGCATCACATGGGCCGCGTGCCGTTGCTCGATAACAAGGACACGAATAAGCTCACGGCCATCGGCAAGCTCGCCGACCTCGCCGACCATGTTTTCCTCTACGGCCGCGACGGCGTCGCCGAGCTCAAGGCCTACCCGGCATCCGACGCCTCGGCCGATCTGACGATCAGGGCGCCCGAGCACGTCGGCCAGGCCGAGCGCTCTCGCACCGAGATCGTCAACACCTCCCAGCGCTCGGTTTATGACGTGCACCCCGGCGAAATCAGCATTACCCGTTTTCTCGCCCCTGGTAGCGTGTTCGCCGCCGAGCCGATCGTCACCGGCCTCGGAAGCTATCCGCTCGAGCTCGAGCTCCGTTGCATCCTGGCCGGCCGGCCAAGCGATGCGAGTCACTACCAAAGCGGCCGATCGCCTTGGCGCTCGCGTTGTCTTTTCGGCTGGCGCATGACGACCGCCCGCGTTAAGACCCAGCTCGCCGCCGCCGCGACCGGCGGCTACGGCTTCCTGGCCGTCGAGTCGCTTGAGGGCATTGCAATCGGTGACACCGTCACGCTCGGCCTCGAGGACGCCGATATCCGAATCACGACCATCTATCCCGGCAACATTCTCGCGCTGGCCGAGCCTCTAGCGAACAGCTACAGCGCCGGCGACGCCGTGCACATCGACCCGAGCTTTACCGCGAATTGGTCGCACCAGCTTCGGCGCGACGAAAGCACCGGCCGCTATGTTGGCATCGCCGAGCTCCTGGCCGGCGGCAATGTCGGCGACAGGGTTATCAGGGTTAGCACGCTCGAGCCATTCGCGCCCG